GCGCTGTGTACCGGTCCGAGAAGTCGGCGGGCATGGTGATTGGTCGCGGTGTCGATCCTGCTGCGGCTTTCGACGACGACGGAAAGCGGAAACGCGGTGGTCAGGGCAAGGGCGTCAAAGCCCGCGGTGACCGCGCTGTCGGCTCTGACGACTACCACGACGACTGCAACTGCACGGCAGTCCCGACCTTCTACCTGATCGGTGAATACACCGACAACCGTGGGACGCGCAAAGCGCTCATCCCGATCAGCGAGACCCCTTCCGTGGTGTCGCTCGCTGCATAGACCACCGCTTTCTGGGCGGTTCACGGCCCGCACGGGCCATCGCATAACGTCCAAGGCCGCACGGCTGAGGCAAACCCGCATGGGAGACGCAATGAGTGATGTTGAGACGCCGGCACCCGCCGAGCCTGAGGCGACCACACCGTCTGAGACGGATTGGAAGGCTGAGGCACGTAAGTGGGAGACGCGGGCCAAGGAGAACAGCCAGAAGGCTAAGGAAAACGAGGAGGCCGCTGCGCGGCTTGCTCAGATCGAGGAAGCGAACAAGACCGAGGCCGAGAAACAGGCTGAGGAGCTTTCCCGTCTTCGTACCGAGCTTGAGTCGACCCGCACAGGTCAACTCCGAGCTGAGGTAGCCGCTGCGCATGGTCTTCCGATCAATCTGCTTGCAGGTTCCTCAAAGGAGGAGCTTGAGGCGTCTGCAGAAGCACTCATGGCATTCCGAGGCGAACCCGCCTCTGCCCTTCGAGTACCGCTGGTCATTCCGGGTGAAGGCAGTGCGCCTCTTGCCCTGAACGGAAGTGGTCTTGAAGAGGCTTTGAAGAAGGCTCTTGGCAGCTAAACGCTGCCCCTAAACGATAGGAGATGCTGATGGTTCAGACCGCAGCTACGACCACTGGCCAGTTCGCTGGCTTCCTTCGACCGACCGAGGCTGGCGAGATCTTCGCGGAGGCCCGCAAGGTTTCTGTTGCGCAGCAGCTCGCGCGACAGATCCCGGTCAGCCCCAACGGGGTCGAGATCGCCTACACGACTCAGAAGCCCTCCGCTTCGTGGGTTGCTGAGGCCGGGCAGAAGTCCACGACCAGCGGCGGCAAGGCGCTTCGCAAGATCGCCCCCAAGAAGCTTGCCGCGATCTCGGTGGTTTCCGCTGAGACTGTCCGCGCCAACCCGGGCGGCTACATCGACGACCTGCGCCTTGACCTCGCTGAGGCTTTCGCGCTCGCCTTCGACGCTGCCGCCCTGCACGGCACCAACACGCCGTTTGGCGCGAACAACTTCATCTCGGCCACGACCAAGAGTGTCGCTCTCGGCACGGCCACGGTGAACAACGGTGGCATCTACGCCGACCTCAATGCTGGACTGTCGCTTCTCGTCAACGACGGTAAGCGCCTCACCGGCTTCGCGTTCGACTCGCTCGCAGAGCCGATCTTCAACGGTGCGGTGGACGGCAACGGTCGCCCGCTGTTCCTCGACAGCCCGACGATCGACAACGCGGCCATCCTGCGCGCTGGTCGTGTCCTCGGTCGCCCCGCCTTCATTGGCGAGGGCGTCGCCAAGGACCCGGTGTTGGCTTCGGTGGCAACTGGACCAAGGCGGTCTGGGGTGTCGTCGGTGGCATCACCTACGACATCTCGACCCAGGCGACGGTCACTATCAACGGCGAGCTGGTCTCGCTGTTCGAGAACAACCTCGTCGCTGTTCGTGCCGAGGCCGAGTACGCGTGGGACGTCGACGACCGTGCTTCCTTCGTGAAGTACACCGAGCCGGCTGCCGCGTAATGGCTGAGCTGAAATCGCCTGCAGGCACGGTGGTATCGGTGGACTCTGATCTGGCTTCTCGTCTGACGGCGAAGGGCTGGGTCAGCACTGAGACTCCCAAGCGTGGGCGTCCGAAGAAGGAAACAGCCGAAACTGAGTAGAAGGTGGGCGCGTCATGGCTTGGACTGATGCTGCTGATGTTGTCAACGCGTGGATCGACGATGACGCGCCCACCGACCTCGCCAAGGTCGAATTGTGGATTGGGCGAGCTGAGCGGATGGTTCGCCGCGAGGTGCCAGACATTCAGGCTCGCATCGATGCCGGTGAGCCTGACCTGGTGGAGCTTGCTTCGGATGTTGTTTTCGAGATGGTGCGGCGGGTGTTCCAGAACTTCCGTGGTGTTCGCACCTATCAGGAGGGCACTGGGCCGTTCCAGACATCAGAGACTTATGGCGGTGATCAGCCGGGTGCTCTCGTCGTCACAGCTTCGGAGTTGCAGCGGTTGAGCACTCCCGCCGCGGCTGGTGGCTCGGGAGAGATCGACCTTTTGGGGTCCACCTATCGCCTTCCCTTTGCGGCGGTGCCAGATGCTTGGTGAGTCGATCAAGGTCACGCGGGTCACGCCTGGTGGCCGTGACGATCACGGCAACGTAATTCCTGGCGACTCGGTCACGACGGAGATTCCTGGGTTTGCTGTCGCGTCGTCATCCAGTTCGGATTCTGTGTCTGATGTGGGCACACGGGTCATCACCGGATACACCCTTTACCGGCGACGCCCCGCCGATGTCTTGACCACCGACACGATCGAAATCCGTGGTGTGCCCGGGTGGAAAGTCGACGGCGAGGTTTTCGCTTGGGTCAACCCGAATAACCGCCGGCACCGTGGTGTCCAGTTCTCAGTGAAGCGAGGAACGTGATGGCTCGTGTTCGGTTCACAACTCGTAAGGGAATCAGCGAGTTCGCCAAATCGGGTGAGCTAGCCTCCATCCTCGAGGGCGTTGCGGGACCGGTCTACTCCGCAGCTCTTCGCGACCCGAACGAGTACTACGTGTCCACTCTGCAGATGCGCCGCTACACCACGGGTGGTCGCGCAGGCCGAGTCAGTATCCAGATTGGTGCTGAGCCAGGCATCGGTGCACGTGTTGAGTCGAAGCGC